AATTAAATCAGTACGAAAACTTTTTAATCCTACTACCTGATCTTCCATTACAATAGAAGCAGATCCAGTACCAGAAAAATTATCTATATCATCAGTTGCACTTATAAATACTGTATTTTTAGCTGTACTAGCTCCTGCAACTACTAAGTGATGATCATGTATTGCACAGACTTTAGGTGCTGTTGTACCTGATACTGTTATTTCTGTTGCAAAAAAAGTACGAGTATTTAAATCACCTGTACCTGTCATTTTAAAAAGAAAAGGTTCATTTACTTGATCACAAATTATAACCTCTCCATAATCAGTGTTACCTTCAAATAATGCAAATGTACATTGTAGTTGACCTGATCTAGCAGCTAAACTACGTCCAGTAAAGGTACTATAGTTATCTCCTGATCCACTTACACTTGCTCTATTTATTTGAAGCCAAGTTTCTTCACCATCTACACTAAAGAATATTCCTGTACCTGAACAAACAATTAAACCATCTGCGTAAACAAATAAACCTAATACTCTCTCACCACTATTAGGTCTAGTATCTCCAAAAGCTGTATAGCCATTTACTCTTCTATAACCACCATCAGCATCAACCTCAAAGTTTTTTAGCTCTGTAGCAAAACCGGGTTGACCTAGCATTTCAAGTTGATTAAGGTTTGTATTTAAACCTCCTCTACAGGAAACACCATATGGTTGAGAATACGCCACTAAATCATCCTTACACGATCATCTTTAAAGTAAGTTGGAGTAGGCTCTATTAAATTAGATCTCATTCTATCTAATCCTCTTTTATAATCTGCTAAAGCAAATGAAGCTGCTTGAGGATTATCTTTAAACTGCCAAATATAGTATCTTGCTCTAGCTAAAAGAACTACAGAATAAACTTCAGGAAAAACTAATGTATCGCCATGAGCATCTAAAGCTGTAGGTAAAGCATATGCAAAAAACCAGACCTTATATACTTTGTCTGGTATTGGGCTTAGTCCAAACTTACGGCTATCAGGACTTCGTAGAACTCTTCTAGGTTCACCGTAGTTTTGAGCATCTGCATCATCTGAATTTTCTGCTTCTCTAAAGTAATCTTTAAATTCTTCTATAGTAGTAAATCTTAAATTTCTACTTACATAAGGAGCAGATTCTCCTGATACACCTACTGTAGTAAGATAAAAATTATCCCAATCAATAGAATTGTAATCAGCAGTAATACTAGAACTAGCTGGTTTTAATTCATACCAACGAGTTCCTGCTACAGTGTCTATGGATACATTACCATACATAGGATCTGTAGAACCACTTTCTGCAACAGCAAGATAAGGCCATTGAGGTTCTTCATTTACTATATCAAAGTATGCTTTATTAACAGAATCTTTAACGTGTTGTTGAACTCCTCTAGCACTTGAAAATGTAGAAGACGTTAAAGTTACTTCGTTTAATTCACGAAGAAGCTCATTAGTTAAATCTAAATAAGTAACTGACACTTAGTTTGGCCCTGCTTTTGGCATAGCTTCTGAATAAGATGGTTGACTTCCTGCTCCACCTTTTGCATAACCTTTAGTAGCACCACCTTTTGCATAGCCTTTAGTGCCACCCATAGCTTTTTTCATTCTTGTTTCTCCACGAGCAAGAGCATTACCTATTGCCATTCCTCCACCCATCATACCCATTTTAGAATTCATCTTTGCTTTAGCCATCTTTCTTATCCTCACTATATAAATTATTAAATGTAATTTCTGGATTCATATAACTAGAATCACATTCTGCACTATGTATCCACTGACTAGGACGAAAATCTGGTGCTCCTTCACCACATTCAAATAAAGCAGGATTAGTAACTCTAACTCTATTATTTGGTAAAGCTACTATATTACCTGTCCATTTACCTGCATCTGTTAGCTCTAATACATGGCTTTGTTTATGTTGTGCTGGATCATCTGATATATGACTATCTGTATAATCCACCGTAAACATATACCTACCAGTATAAAACTCACCATCTATCTTACACTTCCACGGACTAGAACTTGCTCTATCATAAATATGAACCTGATGATTTCTAGAGCTACAGTCCCACGGTTGAGCTAAATGAGGCTGCATTGTTTCAGGCCATTGTTCTAAAACCGTATCTCCTATTAAAGCTGTAATGGGCATCCTAGCCCACATTGCTCCTCCATGTATATTTGGAGTATTATCATCATCGTATGTTTCAGCCCCTGTAAAAATTAATTGAAAACTTAAACAACGATCAGGTATACTCGTTACAGCTATCGCCAAAGCATGAATATATTCTCCATGATATTTTTGATGATTGAAAGTGTATTCTTTTCTTACCCAACATTTAAAGTGTGGAATATTACTTTGAAGATACAACTTTTGAACCTCCAAAAATCTTATCATAGTTTTGATCAAATTTCTTTTTATTTTCAGGTTTATAAAAACTACCTGTCATTCCTAAAATCTTTCCTCGCTTTTTAGGATTAATCATCATTGGCTTTTCGTTACTACCTATTTGAGGCATTTACTACTCCTAACGCTTAACACTATATTTAACACCACGATATGTATATGTAATCTCCATAACGTATCCTCCGCATATTCCTACTCATTGGTCTTTTCACGCATGACCTATGCGGATAAATAAAGGGGGCATATTTCAGCCCCCAATATTTTAGTCGATGCCGTAGAAAGCTGAAACCAGAGCTTCTGGTCGCAATACTTTTGCACCGTAAACGTGAAGACCACGAACAATATCACCAAAGCTATCAGGATCACGGATAACTTCTGTGCTAGTAATGGTCTGTGCAGTACAGGTGGAAGATATATGACCAGCAAGGCATTGTCCAGCAGCATTACTAGTTGCGGCAATGTTGTTAGTCTTATACATATCAAATCCACGCAGTTTGCCAGAGCTTACCAATCCATTACGGATCGAGCCTTGACCTGCATTGTAGTCAACTGACAAGAGCTTAGAAGAACTTTGTACAAGAACTTCGTAGAACTCTGGATTTGCCAAGAACCATCGTCCCTCTTCTGGCACATTCTGCTCATCAAGTAGACGAGACATATGTGAAAGAACATCAATAGGATCGTGTTCGTTTGTACCAAATCCAATGTCAAGATTACCAGTACCGTCAAAAGTACCAGCAGCAATATCAGTTGCATTATCGCTACCTAATATGTGATTAGGTGAAGATGCAGATACACCTGCAATCATCTTAGCAATTACACCCTGATCAAAAGCATCACGGATAGCATAAGCTGCTGAAGATGATGCTACTTCCTTAAAGTTTACGTGAGACATGGAAGTTTCAATGTCATCTACGATAAACTTAAAGGCATTAGCAATATCTATGACCAATGTAATTTCTTGGTCAGTCAACTTAGTTGCCGTTATATCTTGCCCTCTTTCATACTGAACTATTGTAATCTCTGGTTCTTTGATTATCTTTACAGAATCACCAAAGGCTGAGATTTCTCCAGCATAGTCAGTGTTTGTTATTGCCTCCGCTACCGAAGCCTTCCTGAAGAAGTTAAGTACCTTCTTGGAAAAGATTTGCGGTAGGAAGAACGAGTTTGTTTGACCTGATACGGAATTTGCAAAGTTTGCATTGGTATCCGTACTTGGCTCAAACAACTGGTCTGATTGGTTAAAAGCCATGTTGTATTACTCCTAAAAAGACATTAAGTTATGGTCGCACTCTGCCTTCTGCTAAAGCTTGATCAATCTCACTTTCAAATTTATCAAAGTCTCGCATGGACATAGCTGCGATTTCCCGTTGTGTCCAGATCTTAGGCTCTTTAGTATCTACAGTTGTTGTTTTAGTAGATACAAAATCTGCCGCATTTCCACTGGACGGTGGTGACTTTTTGGTTTGTTTAGTAGTAGAAATACCATTTTCTAATTTATAAAGATCAAGAGCTTTAACGGCTAACTCAACATTATTAGGGTTATTGTAGATCCAATCCTGTATTTGTTCAGGTTGTTCTTTTGCCCAGTTATGAAACTTATCATCTCCTCTAATATCTTCAAAGTCAGGATGTTTTGATTGTAGGGTAGACTCAGCTTCCTTACGAACAAGCATCTTTTCTCTTTCTTCAAGAGCAGATAGTTTTTCTTGCAATACTCCCATCTGTTCTTGACTACGAAGATGTGCAACAGATTCTACAGTTTCATATAGATCAGGATTTTCTTCTTTAAACTTTTCAAGATCTTCTTGACTCTTAGGCGGTTGATATTGAGCTTGATTAGCTCTTGCCAAAGCTTGAAGTTCTTGTTCTTTTTGTTTAAAGCTTGCAATCTTTTGATCATAATGTTTCTTTAGATCATCGTACCTCTTTTTATAATTAGTTCCTTTTTGTTCTGTTTCAGGGGCCGCTTCTTTAGTTGGGGTAGCCTGAACAGGTTTCTCAAAGAATAATCCGTCTGCACTATCAAAATTAGGCTTTTCAGGTGTATGCCATTCTTTCCTTGCATTATACGGATTAGGTGTTTCTTCTACAGTTTCCATTTGTCACTCTCCTCTAGGGGCTTTAAGTCTTTTCAAGGTGGCTCTAATATTAGCTAGATACTAGAGGGTCTTGAAACTTTAAGGTGGCCTGTTAGATTTTAATTAATGATAAAGGGTTCCAATCGGAAGTAGCTTTATCGTAAGTTTGCATAGACACTAGGAGTACGGTTGGCACGAATCATTTGTTGTTTGATTGCATCTTCCGTATTAAGTAAACTTTCCATATAATCTTTCTGCTTTTCATCTTGCATAGGATCATCTGTAAGCATACCTCCAAATGCCATTTGCTTTTTCTGACCTTCATCAAATTCACGTTCTGCATCATCCATCATTTCTTGCAGTTTATCTGCGCCTATTTGATCAGTCGCTTTCTTGGTGAAAACAAATTCACCATCCGATAACCTTGCAGGTATCGAATCTGATACTCCTGTACCGGGACCATCTACTTCCCCTGCACCTGAGAATTCTGAAGCAGTCGTTATTACCTTATCCATTATTTCAGATAATTTATTATCTTTTTCTAACGCCTCTGCTAAATAATCTTGTTCATCTTCACTTAAAGACTCATCCATTACAAAGTCTATATAGTTATCTTCCATTTCTTCATCAGGAAGTTGAGATTCTTTTGCTGCCTTTTCTTCTTCTGGTGACATATTAGGATATGTATCTATAGGCATTCTTTCAGGAGCTACTAAGATAGATAAACTTCCATGAGCTTTATTTTCTCTAAGGGCTGCAAAATCATCTCCATCTATATCTCCATCACCATCTTTATCTAGTTCTTTTTGACCCCCAATAAGACTTCCTTTAGCTTTACCTCTTCTAAGCTTAGTGCTATATTCTTCCATTTCTCCTGTTTCTGGATTTTCAAACATAAATGTATCTTTGTCTTCTTTAAAAGCTTTACTAAAAGCTTTTTCAAACTTAGAAGCTTCTTTTGAAGTTGGAGGTTCTTCATTATTACTAAACCATAAAGTTGTAAGAGCAGTAGCAGGAATCGTAACTCCAGCAACTGTTAAACCAGTAAAAATTTGTTCTCTTCTACCTTGTCTAGACCCACCAACTTTAGGAGCAAACTCTCCTAATAAACTATCAGGTTCTTTTACAGACCTTAATTTTTGTCCTATTTCTTCTACAATATTGTCTGTCTTTCCTCCATGACCTGCTCTTATATTATCTAACGTAATTATACTTTCAATGTCTTCATATTTTACAGGAAACTGATATGGATTAGCATCCCTTCTAAACTCAAAAGGTATATCTCTTCTAGCAAATTCAAATTCCTCATAATATTTATCAAGATTATCTTCTACTTGATTAATTAAATCAGACTTAGTTATATTTAATTTAGGTTTTCCTGTACTTGATAATGTAACATTTTCTTCAACTACTTTTTCTAATTCTTCTGCAATAATTTCAATTTCTTTATCAGCATAAGTATTTCTTAATTTGTTAGAAATACTTTTTGCCTTTGCAGTTTTAGGTTTTAAAACAGCTTTTAATATTGATTGAAGTGCCATCTTATTGTTCCCCTCTAAACTTTGCTTCTGCTATTTGATCTTTAAGTCTCATAAGATTATCCAGAGAATTCACTTTCCCCTGCTTGCGGAACATTTCCTGTTCCGATGTTGCCACCACCAGTGCCTGTAACTCCAAGGTCTTGAGGTTGTTCAGGTGTTCCTTGAGGGCTTCCCATAACTCCCTGTTCTGCGTTAGGGGTGACAGTCTCGCTGCCAACTGCTTGTCCAGCATTTTGTGCTCCTATAATCTGTGCCATGATAGCTGCTTCTTCTGGGTCATTTAATATCTCGTCAGGATCAAGATCAAGGCTATAAGCAAGTTCACTAATAATTTTAGATATCTTAACAAACGGTGCAATAGCAGGGTTTTGTGCAGTTTGAAGGAACATAGTTAATCTTTGACTACGAACTTCTTTTTGCATCAAGCTATTAGTACCCATAGCATGAACTTCTAAATCACCTTCTGTAGCTAACTTACCTTCAAAGAATTGCATATTCCATTGAAAGTATGCTTCACCTAAAGGCTTTAAAAGATAGTCATCTAAATTCTTTACTACTGTTTTAATATTAAGTGATGCTGCACCAAGAAGCATTGACATACCTGATGCAGTTCTTGTCATACTTTGTACCCCTGTTTGACCATGAGAGTAACTAGGTAGACCTGTTTGTTCATCTGCAAGCTGTCTAAACTTATCAAACATCTGCATATTTTCAACAGTAGTATTAGGAAACTTCATCCCATAAATACTTTGACCGGGAACTCCTGCTTGTCTTCTAAATACTTTACCGGGATATACCTCCATTGATTGACCACCTACAAGAGCAGATTCATCAACATCAAAAACTATAGAGCCACTTAATGCCA